CTAAGTGTCCTTTTGAAGCAACAAATTGGCTTGGAAAACTTGGGTTTAAACCGGAACCAGCCGGTAAGGTCCGGGTGTTTGCTATGGTCGACCCATGGACACAGTGGATCCTCGATCGTCTTCACAAGGCGATCTTTGGTCTGTTGGAGCGGATACCACAGGATGGAACATTTGATCAGGAGCGACCGATTCGTCATTTATTTACTTGGCAGGCGGCAGAAGAGAAGAAATTCTCCAAGCCAATTGCCTTGTATTCATTTGACTTATCAGCCGCCACCGATCGTCTGCCTATCGTACTTCAGAAAGTACTACTGTCTCCCTTCTTAACAAGTTGGGGGGCAGAGCTGTGGGGTTGCCTAATGGTTGGACGGAAGTATCACTGTCCCAAGACAATCAAGTTCGGGAATGGTCCTAAACAGACTGTTTCTGAGCTGGGATTTGTCCAGTATGCGACCGGACAGCCAATGGGTGCGCTCAGTTCATGGGCGATGCTGGCTTTTCTTCACCATGCCATCGTTCAATGGTCTGCCTTTAAGGCAGGCGTGCTTACTACCGCTAAACCGTGGTACGAGGGCTACGCCGTCTTGGGAGACGACGTAGTCATAGCACGTAGCTGTGTGGCCAAGGAGTACGCGGGGATCATGAGAGCGCTAGATGTGGGAATAGGAGATCACAAATCTCTTATCTCATTATCAGGCAAGGCGATGGAATTTGCGAAACGTACCTTCCTTAACGGGAAGAACGTCTCAATGGTTCCATTTGCTGAGTTTGTAATAGGTCGACAGAGCCTGTCGGGCCTATTGGAGCTTGTGCGTAAATACTCGTTATCTTTTGGGCAGATGCTATCTGTCCTAGGATACGGGTATCGCGCAAAGGCTTCAGCATCGAAGCGCCTTTTCAGTCTTCCTAAGCGGCTCCGTAACTATATCGTTACGTTCTACGGTCCCGGCGGGCCTGGTTACAAGGGTTTAAAAGGGTGGTTACCCTTGAAATCGGTAACTTCCCTATATAAAACCTCGGTGACCAGGGTTCAAGGTCTTTGTAGATTATTCTTCGAGGGTGAGGTTAAACTCATTCTCGAATTCCTAGACTCTTATGCTCCGTTAATCGCGGAAGCTAAGAGGTTAGGGACGGTCTACAGAGATCGGGAGCACTATGGCACGACACCGAGGGGGGCTGATCGGCAATCGTCGCATCCAGGGATTGAAGCCACAACACCTAGTGAGGTGGTGGATTCCCTAAATGAAACGGTATACCGGGAGGCCTTCCTTGATGTGGTCATAGCCAGTCGGGACCTTCGTACTAAGCTGGAGGAAATCTCACTTGAATCCCTTGACTGGGAATCACTTGAGGACCTATGGACTCAATTCCGAGAGATCGAAGTTGAGTTCGCGGCGTTACCATTTCCACGTAACATCCAGACGAGGGTATCAGAGGGTAAACCTCCGGTATCCGAGTCGAAGATGTTGAAGAGGTGGTATCGATACTCTAGTACGTTTAGGGCGACTGTTGACCCAATCGACAACTAGTTGGTGTATATGTGGACCTCCTGGGGGACTAGGAGGTTGCAGTATCTTGAGCTCGGCTCTGAACTTCTTTGTGGGACCAGGGGTTGAAATAGACCACCTACCTTCAAAGAAGGAAGTAGAATAATCAAATCGCCTGATGAGAGTCAGGAAGAGACGCCGAATCGAGGTGACCCGACGTGACTATACCTGAGCTCGGCCCAGAAGATAGAGTAAGCAAGCTGCTGCTCTAATCGAAGTAGGATAACCAAATCGCCTAGGTCCCGCCCCTTAAGAAAGGGCTTAACTAGGAAGAGACGCCGAATGGGAACTCTCCCTGTATAGTACCGTCGGAGATCCGCGAATACTGTAAGTTAAGCTTGAGATCGGCCCTGAAGCCTTTCTTCAAAACAGGAGCTGAAATAGGCCACCTATTGAATTAAGGTGAAGGAGGATAACCAAATCGCTACCTGAAAGGGTAGAAGAGACGCCGAATCGTGTAATACGACTTGACATACACTAACACTGACTAGCAGGAAAGCGAGTGGCCCCTTTGATCGCTCTGATTGTGAGCGGACCGACAGCTGAGAAGCTTAGGTCTTAGGTTATCCTTCCCTCGCAAGGAAGGGTATTCTGATGGTGCTCACATGAGGAAGGAAACGAATCCTGTCTAATGTTGATGGTTTCTCCGTCAAACAGGGACCCAGAGGAATACATAACTCTGGAAAACCTGTGAAACATTTT